TGTTGATTAACGATATTATTAATACTGATGGTTTTAGCCTGTCAGAATTAACGGCAGCTATTTATAAAGCGCCTTATGTTCCTAACGGTATTGCTAAAGCTGGTTTGTTTTCTGAATCAGGCGTTACCACTACTACGGCAACAATTGAACTATACGATGGTGCATTGGGTTTAATCCAAACATCTGCTCGCGGTACAGCACCTAGTGTTGTATCTCAAGAAAAACGCACTCGTAAAACTTTTGAAGCGCCACGCATTGCGACTATGGAGCCTATCCTTGCTGATTCATTGCAAAACCGCCGCGCATTCGGTGATAGCTCAATGGATACGATTACTCTTGTTCGTGACCGTGCTGTTGCTCGTCTACGTAACCAAATTGAAATGACACACGAGCACCAACGCGCTACTGCTTTACAAGGTATCGTATTAGATGCTGATGGTACACCATTAATCAACCTGTTCAATGAATTTGGTTTGACGCAACAGGTGCTAACAGGTGTGGCAACAGCAAGCGATGTGCGTGGTCAGCTTTTTACAGCTATCACAGCGTCGGAAGCAGCATTGGGCAACGCAGCACCAACAGGTTATAAGGCGTTTTGCGGTAAAGCGTTCTGGGCAGCGTTGATTGCTAACAAGTCAATTGTTAATACTTACATCTATTCACAAGATGCGGCTGCTGTACGTGGTGACACAACTCAGTCATTTGTATTTGGTGGTGTTGAGTTCATTCGTTACCGCGGTGGCTACATTGCCGACAACGAAGCTTATTTATGCCCAGAAGGTGTTGCGGACTTGTTTGTGTCTTATTTTGCGCCTGCGGACTACATGGAGACCGTTGGTACTATGGGCTTACCTATGTACGCAAAAGCGTTTGAAATGGAACGTAACCGCGGCATTTTGTTAGAGGCACAATCTAACCCGTTGCACTTGGTTACTCGCCCAGATGCTGTTATTAAAATGACTGCATGAGTTTATTAGTGTGATTGACTCCCAAGACCTACTCAATCGTTTTGATAATGCCGAGCTTGCCCAATTAACGGGCGGGCTTAGTATTGATAACGACCGCTTGCAATTAGCTTGTAATGAAGCTACGCAGGAGGTTGATGGGGTCTTGGGTTCACGCTTTGCCTTTTATCGCTTTGCGGTTATTTACCCCAGTGCGATAACAGATAAGGCGTTGCATATTGCTCGCTATTGGTTATGGATTAGCTCATCCTTATCAATGAGCGACCAAGTTCAAGCAGGATATGACGCAGCGATGCGATTCTTAAAGTCTGCTAATTTTACACCTGAGCAATTTGGCGTTACGGCAACAGCGCAAACGTCAAGCATGGCAAGCACACCGCGTACATTGCGCTATAACACCGATAAATTTAAGCAACAGCATGACCCTTATTTACCGTTAAATCCTACCAGTATTGGGCAGGACTGGACACCGTTATGATAAACTTCACCATTAATTCCAGTGGGCTTGAGCGGAAGCTGAATGCGCTAGGTGATGTATTATCATCAAACAGGCTATTGCGTATAATTGGCAATGATTTAGTGCAAGGTGTAATAGCCGAACAATTTAAGGAAGGACGAGACCCTTACGGAAACGCATGGAAAAAACTAGCTTTCAGACAGGGGCAGCCTTTGCGTGATACAGGTACACTATCGGCAAGCTTTATGGCAAAAGTAGAAGGCGATAAGGTAATTATCGGAACACCTATCGCCTATGCGCCTATCCATCAAAAAGGTATGGTTATTACAGCCAAGCCGCATGATTCTGGTACGAACAGTATTGGCAAGCGATACGGTGCAAAAGCCTTAAAGTTCAAGGGAAGTGGCGGCAAGTTTATTTATGCTAAAAAAGTAACAATTCCAGCTCGCCCAATATTACCAGAAGATGGTAATTTGCCAGCTTCTTATCGGCTAAGTATTGATGCTTCTATAAAGGAAGCAATTAACAAGGCGGTTCGCTCATGAATCAAATGCTAACACTAGAACAAAACATCGTTAGTTTGCTAAAAACAGCAATGCCATTGGTTACAATTGCAGTAATGCCGAGCGGCGATGATGCGGTGTTGGTTAGTAAAATGCCACGGGGTGGCTTTTATGTGCAATACCAAGGTTCGCGCTTTATAAAACCAAACGGACTGGGAGCACAAAATCAAATACGCGAAGTGCGATTAAGTGTGATTTTGCTTTACCCTGACGCTAACAAACATAGCGACGCTTATACCTTGCTAGATAATGCACGGCAAGCGTTGCAAGGTGCTAATGTTGGTGCAATGTACCCATTGGCTGTTGAAGAAGAGCGTTTTGTTGATGCACAAAGCGGGTGGTGGAAGTATGCGCTTAGTATATCGACCTGCTTAATGACCTTTGCGCCAGAACAAAAACAAGACCCTTTTACCATTAAATCAATCACCACAACCACAGGACTATAAATATGAATATGAATACCTATTTATTCACAGGAAGCAATCCACAATTTGTTACTATTAACGGTGCTGAATTTGAAATGTACCCTAATAATTCAGTTGATTTACCAGATTGTGACTATGTAGAAACACTGGTAGCAAATGGTTATTTAACCCCAGTTGTCGCACCAGTTGAAACAAAATCAACTAAGAAAGGAGCACAAGAATAATGGCAGCAAGTTACTTACACGGCGTTGAGACCATCGCCGTCACATCTGGCGCTCGCCCTGTCTCAGTAGTTAAGAGCGCTGTAATTTTATTGGTAGGTACTGCCCCAACTGGTGCAATCAACACCCCTACTTTAGTAATGTCAGACGTAGATGCTGCTCAATTCGGCACATTTACCGCTGGTTTTACCATTCCTTATGCGCTAGATGGTATTTTTGACCAAGGCGCTGGGTTAGTTGTTGTTGTAAACGTCTACGACCCTGTTAAACACGCTGGTAATCCTGCTAACGTAACTGCCGCTGATATTATCGGCGGGTACAATTCAACAACAGGCAAACGCTCAGGTTTAGCGATTGCGCAAGATTGTTATACGCTGTTTGGCTTCCGACCAAAAATTATTATTGCGCCAAGTTACAGCACATCCGCTGCCGTTTCAAGCGAAATGATTAACCAAGCGAACGGTCAGCGCGGTATTGCACTTATTGATGCACCTATCGGCTGTACTTATGAACAGGTTATCGCTGGACGCGGTGCAAGTGGTACAATCAACTTCAATACCAGTAGCGAACGTGCTTATTTGCTTTACCCAAGTGTTAAAGTTTATGACCCTGTTACAAACTCAGCACGAATCGAAGGTATGTCGCCACGGGTTGCGGGCTTAATTGCTTCTACCGACCAAGCGGAAGGCTATTGGGTGTCACCATCTAATCACGAGATTGGTGGTATCATTGGCGTTGAAACTAGCTTAACAGCAGCAGTAAATGACCCTAACACACAAGTAAACTTGTTAAACAGCAACGGGATTACCTCGATTTTTAATAGTTTTGGTTCTGGTTTGCGTTTATGGGGCAACCGTACAGCTTCTTATCCAAGCAGCACAGCGGTAACTAACTTTTTACCAGTACGTCGCACGGCTGACATCATCCACGAAAGCGTTGAGCTTGCGATGTTGCAGTTTATGGATAGCCCAATTAACCAAGCGGTAGTGGATAGTATCCGCGAAACTGTTAATTCTTTCTTGCGCACATTGGTAGGACGTGGTGCATTAATCGAAGGTTCTTGTACATTCGATAAAGCTAAAAACCCTAACACTGAATTGGCAGCAGGACACTTAACTTTCGATATTACGTTCTTGCCACCAACACCAGCAGAACGCATTAGCTTCCAATCATTTATTGATATTAACCTTTACAAAGGGCTTAAATAATGGCACAACAAATTAATAGCCTTTATGGGGCGAACGTCTACATGGACGGTAACAACTTGGCTGGTCGAATTTCAGAAATGGAATTGCCGACACTAAAATCTAAAACAACAGACCATAACGTGTTAGGTATGGCTGGCGCAATGGAAGTGTTTAGCGGTTTTGAAAAACTAGAGGGTAAGATGACTTGGAATAGCATTCACCCCGACGTGATGAGCAAGTTATTTAACCCGTTAAAAAATGTACAGCTACAATTGCGCGGCTCGCTACTAACACACACTGCACAAGGTGTATCGCAAGAAGTGCCTTACGTGTGTGTTGTTACGGCTAATTTTAAGAATGTGCCGCTTGGTGGATTTAAGCCACAATCTGGCGTCGAACTGGCTGTTGATTATGGCGCGACTTACATCAAGCTAACCATTGATGGCGCTGACCATTTAGAGTTTGATGTTATGAACAACACCTATAAAGTTGATGGGGTTGATGTTCTTGATACATACAAAACTAATTTAGGATGGTAATTAAATGAAGATTACACGCGAACAAAGCGCTACTAATCTGCCCTTCGACCCTGACACGGTCGAAGTGGTAGTTCGTGATGCAACAGGTATGGACATGGAAAATGCTTATCGTGCCGCTGGTAAAGATGCCAGCGAAACACGATTAATGGCGGCAGTTATTGCACAAACAGCAACTTTCGACGGCAAGAAGCTAGTCATGGAAGACGTATTGCAGCTACCAGTTAAGCTACTTGGCGAATTGGGAAACGCATTGGCAGCGTCATCGGACGCGAGCGAGACTACGTCAGCATAGTGCTTTACTTAACCACAAAGGGCGGCTTTAGTTATACGGATTGTTGCACTATGCCGATTAGTCGCCTTGTGTGGTGGGCGGAACAGGTGCAAGCGGTATTACCTAAAGACTAATGCCGCTGCCCATGATACCCGCTCAAAATATAATCACCATCCAAGGGATATTCAGCGACCAAACAAGGTCAATAATGCAGATAAATCAGCTTGATAATGGGTTGTAGATTGCCAGCTAACAGGTCTAAAGGGTAACGCATATTATGAACACGACTATGCAATTAGGGATTGCGCTAGGTTTTTCTGGTGCGGCTGCCGTAAAAGGTTTTAGCAATCTTAGCAAAACAGCCAACGCTTTCAAAGCACAAGTTGAAGGGATTAAGGGGAGCAAGCAATTAATAAAGGACTTGCAAGCCGCTGAAAAAGAGCTTGCGCGGCTAAAATCACAATCAACAACAAAACTGTTTACCAGTGAAACAGAAGCACGAATTAAAACATTACGCGAGCAGTTAAAGGCTGCTGGTGTTGATACCGAAAATCTAAAGAAAGCCACGCGCGAACTGAATGCAGAATTAGGAAAAACGCGCCTTGGTCAATCACAAGTTGCGTTTCAGCAAGCACAAAGCCAGCTTATAAGCACCGCAGCCGTTGGCTATGTTGCTGCTAAACCAATCACGGCAAAAGCAAAAGCCGAGGATGATGTTAAAGATATTTCAATTACTGGTGAATTTACACCAGAGCAAGAAGCCGCGCTAGGTTTTACCTTGCGCAAAGCCGCGCTAGACATGAATCAGTCGCTAGATTCTGTTGCGGATGGGGTAAAAACGTTAGTCGCTGGCGGTATTCAGTCTGCCGATGAACTTAACCAGTATGCCCCTGTTATTGCAAAAACAGCCACGGCTACCCGTGCGCAAATGGATGACATTGGTAACACCTTTTTAGCACTTGCTAACAATATGAAAATCGGCGCGGCAGATAGTGAAAGCGCGATGAATATCATGATCAAGTCAACCAAACTTGGGCAGGTTGAGTTCAAAGATATGGCTAAATGGATGCCACAATTAACGCCCATGCTTGCTGCTATGGGTATGACTGGCAAAGAAAGCGTTGCCCAGCTTGCCAGTATGTTGCAAGTGTCTAAAATTGGCGCAGGAACGGCAGATGAAGCAGGGAATAACCTTAAAAACCTATTGACCAAAATCAATGCGCCCGATACCGTTAAAGACTTTGGAAAAGTAGGTATCGACTTAAAAGCTAGTCTTAAAGCGTCCGCATTAAACGGCGTTGACCCTGTTACCGCTATGCTGGACTTGGTCGAAAACTACATGGCTAAAGCCCTAAACCCCGCTGACTTGGCTAAATATCAAGCGGCATTAGCTGAAAAAGACGGTGCAAAATCCGCTGAAATGTTCAAAAGCCTTGGTGAAGCTGGGAACATGGGGCAACTATTCCAAGACATGCAAGCGATGGGCGCTTTACGTGCGCTGTTGCAAAATAAAGACAAGCTGAAAAGTTTTAGCGCTGATTCTTTAGCCGCAGGTAGTAGTGATATGCTTGGGGCAGACTTTGAGAAGCGAACACAAGGTTTTTCTGAGCAGTGGAAAGGCTTAAATATTGCTATCACCGAGTTTTCCGTATCGGTTGGTGATTTATTATTGCCAGCGATTAAGACTATCACAGGTTACTTAAAAGATGCTGCCCTCTTTGTCGGTGAGTTTGTAAAAAACAATCCTGAAATAGCAAAAATGGCAGGGTATGTATTGGCGGGAGTAGCTGCGTTTAAGGCGTTGTCGGTTGGTATTTTGTTGGTCAAGGCTTCATCATTAGCAACTTCTGCCGCGCTAATGGTACTAAGAGGCGCTATCATAGCTAACCCAATCTCCGCGGCGATTATAGCCATTGCTACTGCTGCTTATCTACTTTATGAAAACTTCGCACAGGTTCGCGGACTGTTTAATGGGCTTTGGGATGGTTTTTTGGTTGGTTTAGCACCTGTCATTAAACTATTCGACGGCTTTGGCGGCAAAGTTTCTAACTTGATAGAGAGTCTTACAGGTATTAAAGTTGCTACCGATGGTAGTGCATTTAGTTGGCAAGTGTGGGGCGAAACTGCTGGTATTGCCATTGGTAGCGCAATTAGCTCGGTTACTGATTTTATTGGTCAAGTTATTTATCAAATTTGGTCATTACCCGATACTATTAAAGCCGCTTTTGAAGGTTTGAAACAGTGGTTCGCTGAATTGTGGCAGGGTATTTTAGGCGGATTCATGGGTGTTATTAACACAACAAACGAAGCCCTAAACACTATCTTGCCAGAAAAGTATCAGATGCACCTTAACGCACCACAACTTAAACAGTTGCCCGTACCAGATGTTCAACAAAAACTAGCGGCAGGTAACGATACCAGTGCGAAAGGTGGTGATGTTATCCACTTTAGCCCTAACATAACATTACCAGCGGGAACAAGCGAACAAACTGTAACCAGCGTTAAACAGGCGTTAGGTATCAGCCAAACGGAGTTCGAGCAACGTTATAAAACCATGATGAAACAACAAACACGCACGGGGTACGCAGCACAATGATCGGACTTTTTGGTGATGTAACATTCGGGTTAATTACCTACTTTACAGGTGTATCACAGGAACAGACGGCAAATTATGCAAGTCTTGAGCGTATCGGACAAAAACCACTTTTGCAGTTTACTGGTTTTGGTGCAGATACTTACAATCTTGATATGTTGTTTCATGTTCGCTTTTGTGACCCGCAGGCTGAAATAGACAAATTAAAAGGCATGTTAGCCAGCAAGAAAAGCGGCGGCTTAGTGCTAACGAACGGCACACATGCTGGTTGGTTTGTGTGTAGCAGTATCAGCATAACAAGCACACAGATGACAGCGGATGGTAGCTTGGTGCAAGCTACGGTATCAGTATCGCTAACTGAAAGCCCTCCGCTGCCTATTGGTAACACAGACGGAGACGTTTCGCACCCAGCAAACGCTATTGGTGATAAACCAAAACTAGCCGATGATGGAAAAGGTATGACTATTGCAAAAGCCCTAAGCACAGCCAGAACAGCAATGAGTGCTGTTAATCGCGGTATTGCTTTTGCTAACGCATTAAAGAGCGGTAATCCATCAAGGGTGTTAGGTCAAATGTCAGGGCTTGCGAATGACGCAGTGAAAGCCGCTAATGCGTTAGGGATTGACACGAGCGGGATATCATCTGATGACCTGAAATATGTTGCTAATCTAAGTAAATCAGGGCAGGAGATGTATAATATTAGCAACGTTGCCAAAAACATGAACGCAAGTAATATCGAACAGGGTTTACAGGCAATGGGCGGGAGTATGCAAGCAGCTAACGATTACATGAGTAGCGTTAGCCCTTGGTACTCGGAAAATATTTCTAATGCGGTGGCTAGAAAATGAATGAAATTGCTTACTATATTCACCACGTAACCACGCAAGATGACCGATTGGACTTGATTAGTTTTAAGTATTTCGGTAATGTTAGCATGATTAGCGATATTGTTGCCATTAATCCAAACCTGCCGCTAACTGATACGCTGCCAACGGGATTAACGGTAAATGTCCCTGTTTATAAAACAACAAAATCAACGACACAGGCAAAACCAGCATGGCTAACATAAGTCTAGTACCTGCGCTTAATATTAACTATAACGGAAAGAGCACTGGGCGCGATTTAACTGACAGCCTGATAAGCTTTGATTATCAAGATAACATTAGTGACAGAAGCGACACGGTGAGCATTACGTTTGAAGACGTTAGCGGCTTTTGGCGTGATAACTTGCCAGATACAGGGGCAACCTTAGATATATCATTCGGTTACGAGGGGTCATTAGTTGATATTAATAACCTGTTTGAAATTGACCGCATTAAATATACAGGGTCGCCAAGTGTTGTAACCTTGTCAGGTAACGCAGCGCCAAACCAAAAACAACTACGCACCCGCAATAGTCAAAGCTGGGATAATCAAAGCTTACAAAGTATCATTAAAGCTGTTGCTAAACGTACAGGGCTTGCAACAGATTTACGCTTTAATGATATTCCCCTAGATTACACAGCACAAGACAACGAAACAGACCTTAACTTTTTGATTCGCTTGTGTGATGAAGCCGACCTTAATCTAAAGCTGAATAACAATACGATTACATGTGTGCCGATGTCAGATTTAATGGCACAAAAACCATTTTACACAATACCAGAAGACGTATTGATTAGCTGGGATGTTGATATTGATTTAGTAGAAACGGTTAAAAAAGTTGAACGCAGAAAGCACGACACCACAACAAAAGAGTTAATTGTCTATGCGGTTGATGATAAAGGTGGCGTTATTCAGACAGGCACAACAAAAGCAGCACAAACCACAAAAAACGTTAAGCGCGAAATTGCTAGACAAACCCATGCAGCGGCAACAAATGCCGATTTAGCCCGTGCAAATAGAGACCGCAAACGCATTAGCTTTCGCTGTTTTGGTATCCCTGTTATTGCGGCAGGGCGCGTTATTTCGTTGGTTGGCATGGGTAAAAATGCCACGTCGTGCTTAGTGCAAACAGTAAATCATACTATTGATAAAAGCAGCGGATATGTCACATCCGTGGAAGGGTGGCTAATATGATTAACAGCGTTATAGGTATTGTTAAGGAACGAGACCCAGCGACATATAGAATCCGTGCCACGCTTCCTGAATATGATGGAATGGTTAGCCCTTGGTGTAATGTATTAGCAGCAAAAACCGCGCTAGATAAACACGCAGCTTTACCAGATATTGGCGAGCAAGTTGTTATCTTATTAGAGTTAGACCTAAACCGTGGTTTTGTCATTGGGGCAGTTTATAGCAATGTTGATACAGTCCCAACAACAGACGGTGATACAACTATAACCAAGTTTAGCGATGGGGCTTATGTTGCTTATAACCGCAAAACGCATACCATGACAGTATTAACCAGCGGTACAATTAACGTAACATCCAGTGTTATTAATATAACGGCAACAAGCACCCATAACGGCAATATAACCGTTAATGGTAATGTTAGTATTAATGGTAACCTTAGCACAAGCGGTAACGCAACTGTTGGCGGCAATGCAAGCGTATCTGGCGCAATTAGTGCGGCAGGTGGTATTAGTGGTAGCGGTGGACTATCATTTGAAGGTCATACGCACACTGATAGCCGCGGTGGTAGTACCAGTACACCCCATTAATGTTTTTTAACATCGGTTAAAATACACAACCTGTTTATAAAGCGATACTAACACTATGAGCACTATTATCCAAACCTTTATCCTAGCTAATAACGGTATAACCAGCAAGCAATTAACTGGGAGCGAGCTGGTGGTTAGTATTGCTCAAAATATTTCAAATATTTTAACGACGATACAGGGTCAAGACCGCCTTCGCCCTGATTTTGGTTCTCGTGTAATTGATTGTTTAGATAAGCCGCTACAAAAAGCAAAGCTATGTATTATTTCAGCGATTGCAGATGCCATTAATAAATGGGAAAAGCGCGTTACCCTACTTAAAACAGAGGTGACTAGCGCAGATAGCAGCGGTTTAATTGTAACAATAAGCTGGAAACTGTTATGACTATGCCGCAAGCTGTAACCGAGAACGCTTCTGTTTTATTGCAACAAGCAACAGATTATCTTGCCTCACAAGGTGTTACTATCACCCCAGCAAGCACAGAACAATTGACGTTAAATGCAGCATTATACGCCTTGCTACTTGCCAATATCCAAACAAATTACGCTTTGAATCAGAATTTTTTAGCGTATGCGCAAAACGTATCCCTTGATAACCTTGGTAGTTTGGTTAATTGTAACCGCTTGGACGGTGAAAGTGACGACGCATATAGAGAACGCATACCGTTAAGCCTAAAGGCATTATCGGCAGGTGGAACAGCAGACTATTACAAGTATCATGCGCTCGCAAGCAGCGGCGACATCATCGACGCTACCGCTGTTATGACTGTTGCGGGAACAGTACAAGTTACTATTCTAAGTGCAACAGATACCACGGCTGCCGATGATTTATTGCTGGCAACCGCAACATTAACGAGTGATTCAGTGCGCAGCTTGTGTGACACCGTTTTAGTACAAAAAGCCAGCGCAGTTAGATATAGTGTAACTGCCAATATTACCCCACAAGTCGGTGTATTGTTTGGTGATGCGCAAGCTGCTTGTGTGGCTGCAATTAACGCGCTAAATGCTAGTTGGCGCAAGTTAGGACAAGACATTATACCAAGCCAGATTATTGATGCTTGTCATAATACAGGTATGGTTAGCCGCGTTGAACTAAGTAGTCCAGCTTATCTTGCTGTTGCACAATCAGCCTATCCTAATGTAAGCACAATCACGGTGGGCACGTTATGAATAACCTACCTTTAGCGGTTAGCAGTGACCCTACATATAACGCATTTGTTACGTGGTTCGAGCAACAAACACAAGTCAATGTTGTTAATCTAATGCCGATGCTTGTTGATATTTGCCCAGCAGACTACTTACCTTATCTTGCGCAAAACTTCGGTATTTACAACGAGCCAATTTGGAAATTATGCGAATCTGACGAACAGAAACGCAACGCGATTAAATCGTCTGTTAGTTATCACCAGCTAAAAGGTACACCGCAAAGCATTAGGAACATGTTGGCAATTTTCAATCAAGGCAATGCGCTGATTGAAGAGAACTTTAATAAAATTGCTAGAAATGGTGTTGTTGCTAGAAACGGCTTAAATAGCCACGGGCAAAGTGCCTTTAGCTGGGCGCAATGGCGGATTACACTAAATAACCCTATCACAATAGACCGCGCACAAACGCTGTTCACCGCATTAAAACTAACAGCCCCTGCGCGTTGTCAGTTAGTTAGCATTAATTATCAACAAGCGGCAAACAGGCATAATGGCGTGATTTTCCGTAATGGTAACAACACGCGCGGCGCTGTTGCACAAATTTTAACAGGAGCTTAATAAAAATGGCAACTTTACCAGAAACAGCTACGTGGGAAGCAGGTATATACCAGCTTGAAACAACCGACCCAGTTCAAGGCGGATTAAACGGTATCGACAACTTGCAGGGCAAGCAGCTTGCTAACCGCACGGTTTACTTAAAACAGCAAGCCGACGCTGCTAACACAGGGTTATCTAATCATATAGCGGCAGCAGACCCTCATACGCAATACTTGACAAAAACGGGAGCGCAAAATATTACCATTGACGGAGGTAACTATTAAATGCAACCGTGGGCTATCGAAAGCTACTATGGTGAAACACGTCGATATCGTCTCGCGCTTGCAGATGATGCTGGAGCGCCGCTTGATATATCCAAGAATACGTTTTGGTCAAAAATAAAAAGCGTAAGAGGGGATGAAGAATTTAATTTGATAATTGACACAAGCAACTCCGTTAATGGTGTTTTGTTTGTGTCGTTACCTTTGATTCCAGTAGGGTCATATATATTCGATATTGTTATGAATGGCGATCAAAATCAATTTAATGTTATTGTGACTGGCACAATTCGTATCGTAAAAGGCGTGACATTATGAAAATAACGATAGACCAAATAGATGAGACAGATACCCAAATAAATTATAAAAGCCCCGCTCAAATCATTATCGCCCCCATTGGACTCAAAGGGGATAAAGGCGATAAAGGTGATAAGGGGGATACAGGTACATTCGACCAACAATCAGACCTTAATGGAGGCTATTTTTAATGGCAAATATTCAAATTAAACGCTCACAGACAACAGCAACACCATCGAGTTTGCTAGTTGGCGAATTAGCATATTCAGAAAATAGCAACACGCTTTTTATCGGAACATCTGGGAACAATGTTATCGGTATCGGTGGTTCTGGGCTTTATGCTAAGAAGGCAGACCCACTAACCGCAACAGGCGATGCAACAGGCACAGGCACTTTATCTGGTGGTGTTTCCCTAACCCTTGCTTCAACAGGTGTAACGGCGGGAACTTATCCAAAAGTAACAGTCGATGCTAAAGGGCGCGTAACAGCTGGTGCAGCCCTAGCAGCAACAGATATTCCAACGCTAACAGCGTCAAAAATTAGTGACTTCCAGTCAACGGTTAATTCCACACCATTAAGTTCGCTTGCAGCACCTGTTGCATCGGTTAATGCAAATAATTATACAGTTATTAACGTAGCTACGCCTGTAAACGGAACGGATGCAGCTAATAAAAACTACGTCGATAATGCTGTTCAAGGCTTAGACCCTAAACAGTCAGTTAAAGCTGCGACCACAGCTAACATATCATCATTAAGTGGGACAATGACAATTGACGGTATTGCGCTAAATGCTGGCGACCGTGTACTTGTTAAAGACCAAACAACAGCAAGCCAAAATGGGATTTATATTGTCTCGTCTGGTACATGGACACGCGCTCCAGATGCTGACACATGGAGCGAGTTGGTAAGTGCGTACTGCTTTGTGGAACAAGGTTCTACAAATGCCGATTTAGGCTTTGTCTGCCCGATTGACCAAGGCGGTACACTAGGCACAACCAACATAACATGGGTAAACTTTAGTGGCGCTGGTTCAATTACTGCGGGTAATGGATTAAGTAAGTCTGGTAGCACCTTATCCGTTCTAGGTACAGCAAACCGCGTGTCGGTTAGCAGTACTGGTGTAGATATTGCGAGCAACTATGCTGGTCAAACCTCAATCACTACACTTGGCGCAATTACAACAGGAACTTGGACGGGTTCAATTGTTGGGCTTGCTTATGGTGGTACAGGTGCAAACCTAAGTTCGGTAGCTGACGGAACGATTATTAAAAAATCAGGCACAGCGCTAGTCGCTGCGGTTGCAGGCACAGACTATTACAATAGTTCAAGCACAATCGACGGAGGAACATTCTAATGGCTAACCCTATTTTACCAAAACATAACAATACGGCAGGTGTAGTACCTGCTGCCGCAAGCCTTGTAACTAATGAGCTTGCGATTAACACCGCTGATGCCGTGGCTTATGTCAAACACTCGGACGGCACTGTTAAACAGATTGTTGACCCGACTAAAGCCCCGCTAGCTTCACCAGCATTAACGGGTACACCAACAGCCCCTACAGCGGCAGCTGGTACAAGCACAACTCAATTGGCTACGACTGCTTTTGTTACAGCCGCTGATAACTTAAAGGCTAATATTGCATCCCCAACCTTTAATGGTACAATGCAAGTATTAAATGGTATCTATGGATTAGAGTTTTCATCAGGTACAAATTTCCCGTATATTGATTTCCACAGTGCTGGTTCTTGGGATGATTATGACGCACGAATCTCATGCGATGCTAATAAAATTCTTAACATTGAAGCAAGCACTATATCGTTTAGTGTACCTCCCAACGCACCAACGCCACCAGCGGGCGCAAATGGCAGCCAGCTCGCAACCACAAACTTTGTTGCCATAGCTAACTCCTCAAAGGCTAATATCGCTTCACCAGTATTCACGGGGCAGGTTTTTATCCCAGAAGGTACAGCATCCGCTCCAGGGTTAACATTTCAAAACGATGGCTCAGTCAGTAACACTGGGCTATACCACATTTCCGATGATCGTTTTGGTGTTTCTTGCGGTGGAACACAAATAGTAGATTTTCAAACTACAGGTGTAAACTTACTTAATACGCCAACAGCACCAACAGCCGCCGCTGGTACAAGCACAACTCAGCTGGCTACAACTGCTTTTGTTACAGCCGCTGATAACTTAAAGGCTAATATTGCGTCCCCAGCGTTCACTGGTACACCCACTGCACCAACACCAGCGACTGGAACAAATAATACTCAGTTGGCTACCACAAACTTTGTATCTGAATCTAAAAAAGTTCAATACTGGAATGGTGCATCGAGAAGTTATAACACTGTTTATCAAGCATCAAAAAATATATGCGTAAACGTTTTGCTAAAAGGTTCGTATATGAACGGTGCTGCTTTAATGGTTGGTAATGACACAAACACAACTACTGTTATTGGACAAGCTGGCGATGACATAAATACAAATACCAAGTCAGCGTCTTTCTGGGCTTTAATTCCAGCAGGAATGTACTGGAAGGTTGCGCCTAAAGACTACGATGCCTTTGAAAACATCAATATTATCGAATACCCATTTGGAGAATAACAATGCCTTATTTCAAAGACAAATATAATAACGCCGTATGGCTTGACGATAACCAAGAAGCAGATGAAAACCTGATAGGAATAACAGAAGAAGAAGCAAATACCCTTATTAATCCTAAGCCAACGCCAGAACAACTCGCGCAACGAGCTAAGACCGCCGTTTATGCTTTACTTGATAAAACAGCACAACAATACGATTATCGCAACTTTGCTGAAGTTGCGCAGTTTGTAAATAGTAATGTATGGAAGGCAGAAGCAGATGGTTTGCTAGCGTGGCAAGATGCGGTTTGGACTAAAGCTTATGAATTACTAAAAAACCCAGTTACAAGTATTGATGATTTTTTGGCACAGTTACCGAAGTATGTTCCATCTAGTGGGTCTTAAATTTAATAGCTGTTTAGTGTTTAGTAAGAGAATTATTTTTGGTGTAGAGGGTACATAGTGGCAGACGAACAATACAATAGACGCAGCACTGATGTAAATTATATACAGCTTAAAGGCGAGCTTGACCTATTAAAGCAAAGCTTAGAAAGCCGTATTAATGGGCTATCTGAAAAGCACGGCGATTTACGTGGTGATGTTGACGCTTTAACCAAAGCTGTTAAAGACCTATCCAATACAGTTAGCAGTGCAGTTAAGTATATTCTAGGTGGTGCTGCTGTAATTAGTTTCTTAATGTCTGGTTATGGTATTAAGTTGCTAACTGTCTTCGGGGGCGGTCATTAATGTCACAAATTGATAGGCAGATTATTTACTTTCACTGGTTTAATCGTTTGATTTTGGCGACGCTAGTGCTAATAGTAGCAGTTCTAACATATTGGACTATCGAGCCTGACCCATTACACGTAGCTTATATAGCTAATGAAGCTAAATGGTCTAAGTGTAGCGATAGGGAATATAGTTTTAAGCGTTATGTAAGGTCGGATAAAGACTTAATAATCACCGTACAAGAACGATGGCACGACCTAGATGGGATGATGGATTATAACGGTGTAGAGGGTGAATACGTCTACGGTAATCGTATTACATATACGCTTGGTAGTGGCTTTAACGAGGTTATGACATTTAATAAACAAGTGCCTAAAGATATTCCGCTGGGTCGTTACGAATATAGACCGTGGGCTACATATAACGTTAATCCGATTAAAACAATTACTCGCTTGCTACCTGTACAAAATGTAGTGGTAGTATGTGATGCAAATAAGAAGGAATAAGGAATGGAATTTATTCTAACATTACTAGCTGCTACGTCAATCCTATGGGGAACTTTATTCAAGGACGCTGATGCTGCTGATTTTCAACGCACAACATTATCTTATTTGGCAGGTGATGGGTATATCACTGGGGAACACCAACGGAACATTATATCCCTAGATACCATAAACGCAGGTAGTATAGGATTACTATATGCGAACATTGATTTACAGAGTTTCAATAACTCAAAAGCATACAGTGTTAGTCGCATTGTTGGTCATTTAGGCACTGGGTTACACTTGGCTGGGCAACTACAAAACGCGCAAGGATATAGCAATACTAACGCTGGCATAGGTTATGATTGGTTTACTAGCAATGGTTTTGTTGGTGTAGATGTTTATTATCGTACAGATAATTTAAGAGGTGATGGTGTTTATTTATTTGGTTTTACTAAGTTTAACCTAGATGACAACTTTACCTTTGACGGTTTTATCGACGTATCTATCCCTAATCAAGGACAAGCGCAATGGTTGGCACAACCTTCCATTATGTATAACTTTAATAAATCGTTTAGTATTGGCATTGAGCAACAGCTATACCTTAATAAAGGATATGTTAAAGGTCTCGATGAGTCAGTTCCGCAAATTAAATTAACTTATGGATGGTGATATTATGAAATTTGATGCACGTTATTTATGGTTACTCGTAGTACCAGCAGTAATACTTGGCTTAATTAACCTAGATTTATTGATTGAGTATGTAAGCGTTTTGTCTATTGTGCTCTTAATTGCAGGATTTACGCACATCATTAGAAAAATCTTAATGCCTTACGTTGATATGGGAAAGCTGATTGACGATGGTGCGGATAAAGGGCTTGTTTTCCTTGGCATGGCTATTATGATTAGTGCGTTTGCACTTGTCCTAGCGGCGCTAATTCATGTCGGTCATTGATTTAGCAATGCCCCTTCTGCCTGTTCTCAAGCAAGAACAGGTAACGTATTGGCACGACCATCCTAACCCTACGCTACTTGCTGGGCAAGTAGAGCAGGAAAGCGGGTGGAAGGTAAACGCTACACTAAAGACAGATAGAGAGTTCGGTGCTGGTTTGGCGCAATTCACCAAAACAGCAACATTCGACGCTATTGATGAGCTTAAAACAAAACATCCGAATGTGTTTGGTGATTGGTCTTTCAAAAACCCATATACGCCTCGCTATCAATTGCGGGGATTGGTTGTTTATATGCACGACCTAAGTAGTGACATTCGGGGGGCAGCGACACCAGATGATAATTACCGAATGGCACTGTCTGCTTACAATGGCGGTATTGGTGGGTTGCGTAAAGAGCGATTAAAGTGCAGTATGTTACCAAGCTGTAATCCCAATATTTGGTTTGGTAACGTGGAATTGAGCAGCGTAAAAAGCCGCAAAGCGTTCAAGGGTTATGGGCAAAGCCCCTATGATATTAATCGTGGCTATATTACATTAGTATATAACCGCGCTAAAAAGTATGAAGGGTTATATTAATGTGGATTTACCAAACGATTGCAGCCGCGGCGGTTAGCTTCTTTGCTGGTTGGTATGTAAACGGGTTACGGCTTAATGCTGAAATTGCACAGCTTCACGCAACTTGGAATGAAGCATACGCAAACCAATCTAAAATCACTATGGATAAAGAACATGCACTAAACCGATTAAATACACAAATAGAGGTGGACAATGCTAACCAAGAAAAAGCAATTAATGATGCACACGATAAAAATATCAAGCTTGCTAGTATTGTTAAGCGGTTGCAGCAGTCAACCAATACCCGTGGTAGCACCATGCCCAGCGCCAACAGTTCCTGCGAGTGTGCAAGCGAAACCGCCGCAAGCAGATTTTCAGACGAGAGTGTCAGACTTCTTGTCCAAATGGCAAGAGAAGCTGACGAAGCAGCAAAATACGCAAACGCCTGTCACCAATGGGCAACAGGCATTACGCAAGAATTAAATAAACAGTAATAGATATTTCACGTTGATGAAGTTTTATTTATTAGTATCTATTTTAACACAATGCTTGCACATGGCTTGTAATGTGATTTTCGCGTCAACTTCTGGATAGTTGTGCTTGCGCAGTTCCTTACGCATGCACTCGGCTTGTTCTTCTGTAACAAGGAACATAGGGTTCACTTGAATCCATGAATCACCGTTATGAACGCTTACTACGTAACCGCCAGTTCTAGTTGGTTGGTAGAAATAAAATTCTTTGCGTGTTCTCATTTTTACACCTCGACGTGCTGATTGACTTGATTAGTTTCGTAACTCATTTGTAGCTACTTCCTGCATTGGTGGCAAAGATGCTAACATTGCCATAACCGCAGCATGATAACCTGCATAGAACATATCGCGGGGATTCGCCCCCATTCCATCCCCCAAGTGGGCGATATAGTCGTCAAAGGCTTGTT